TTGGAGCTGGCGCAGGACCACAGCTACTCCAACGGAGAGATGGACAACGACGACGCGTCGGCGCTGGAGATCATCCGTGAACTTGAGGCGGCGGTCGCGATGATCAAAGGCCGCATGTGTCGCAGGCGACAGGACACATGAGCGAGGCTCTGCGTGATTGGGCTGAGGCGATTGCCAACAGCCCGAACCCGTTCCACACCGCGATCAGCCGATACGCGCGAGCGCCGATCGCCTTTGTGCGCGAGGTGCTGCACACCGAGCCTGATCCCTGGCAGCTCGAGGCGCTCAGAGCCATCGCACGCGGGCACACGCGTATAGCTATCCGCAGTGGGCACGGGGTAGGAAAGCTTATGACGCTTTCCGATCATGTTCCAACCCCAGATGGCGAGCGGCGCTGGGGCGACCTGTGGCCTGGCGACCGGCTGTTCGGGCGCGATGGCGAGGTGACCCACATCGTCGCCCGACACGATCGTGGCGTCCAGCCGATCTACCGCGTGACGTTCGATGACGGCACATCGCTGCGCGTGGGCGCGGATCACCTATGGACGGTGCGCGGACGAGCGCAGCGCCGCGTCGACTCCAAGCGTTCGTATCGGAAGGGTGTGGGGCGCGCTGAGCTGAAAAGCACCTACGCAGACGACTTCATCACCATCAGCACAGAAGAGTTGATGGCGCGCGGTGTGAAGCGCGGGAACGGCGTAGCGCTGGCGAGGCAGTGGGAACTGCCGCCGCATGGGCCAGCGCAGTATCCGTCCCAGGACGTGCCGCTGGCGCCCTATCTGTTGGGCGCGTTGCTAGGTGATGGGAGCTTACGCAGCGGCACGCCTATTCTGACAACAGCCCAGGACACTGTGGCGCATTGGCAGGCGGCGGCGGGCGCTGGGGGTATCAGGACGACGCTATATACGTCGCCAGGACGCACGGCGGTGGCGATCAGATTTCTCGGACACGCCGAGACGATGCGCGCGCTCGGGGTGGCTGACAGACTATCAGCGGACAAGAGCGTGCCGCAGTGTTATCTTGAGAATAGCCCCGCAGTGCGCTTGGCTGTGTTGCAGGGGTTGATGGACACGGATGGCTACTGCGATGACCGCGGGATCGCGGTCTACACCTCCGTCTCGAAGCAATTGGTCGAGGATGTAGTCTGGCTGGTCCGCTCACTCGGCGGAAAGGCGTTCCTTAGCGAGGCGCAACCAAGCTATTACCGCAAAGACGGAGAGCGTATCCGCGGCCAGGATCATTTCGACGCGACCGTGCGGCTGCCGGCTGGAGTGGATTTATTCACTCTGCCGCAGAAGGTGAGGCGGCTGCGGCCATGCCAGCCGCGCTATCTCACGCGATGGATCGAAAGCATTGAGCCAGATGGCGAAGAAGAAGCGATGTGCGTCGAGGTCGACGCGCACGACGGCCTCTATTTGGCGCGGGATTTCATTGTCACGCACAACACCGCGCTCGCCGCCTGGACGATCTGCTGGTTCGCGAATACCAGGGCGCCATTCAAATGCGCGGTCACGGCGCCGAGCAGCCCGCAACTCTTCGACGTCCTAGTCCCCGAGCTCCACAAGTGGTTCGAACGACTGCCGGGCGGGTGGCGATCACTTTGGGATATCACCAGCGACCATATCCGGCTGAAGGCGGACAGTGAATGCTTTATCACGGCCCGCACCTCGCGCGCCGATCAACCGGAGGCCATGGCCGGGCTGCACAGCACACACCTCCTCCTCGTTGCCGACGAGGCGAGCGGCATACCGGAACCCGTATACGAAGCAGCCGGCGGCAGCATGAGCAGCCCAGGCGCCATCACGCTGCTGATCGGCAATCCCACGCGATCCAGCGGTTTCTTCTGGCGTGTGTTCACCATGGAGCGCGATCGCTGGCATTGCATGAAGGTCAGCAGTGCGAACTCGAGGCGCGTGTCGGCGGATTACTGTGAGGAGATCGAGCAGCGCTACGGCACCGACAGCAACGCGTTCCGCGTGCGCGTCCTCGGCGAGTTCCCGGTCGCCGACGCGGACACCGTGATCCCGGCCAGCCTGGTCGACGACGCGATGACGAGAGACGTGCCGCTGGACATGACCGCCCCCGCCATCTGGGGCGTCGATGTGGCCAGGTTTGGCTCGGATGCCAGCGTGCTGATCAAACGCCGTGGATCGGTCGTCACAGAGTTCCCGAGGCGCTGGCGGAACCTCGACACCATGCAGCTCGCGGGCGCGCTGAAGGCCGAGTGGGATGCCAGCACGCACGATCGCCCGGCACTCATCGTCATCGACGTCATCGGTATTGGCGCGGGGGTGGTGGACAGGTTGCACGAGCAAAACTTACCGATCCTCGGAGTCAATGTCGCCGAGGTGCCGAGCACGACGGGGCGATACGGGCGCCTCCGTGATGAGCTGTGGGTCAGATGCAGGGAGTGGCTCGAGACGCGGTCTGTGCGCCTGCCGAGAGATGACCAGCTGCGCGATGATCTGGTGGCGCCGCGCTACAGCTTCCTGTCGGATGGCCGCCTGCAGGTAGAGTCCAAGAACCTGATGCGCGCGAGGGGCCTCTCCAGCCCCGACTCTGCCGATGCCCTCAACCTCACCTTCGCCGAGCAGGGCCTCGGCATCGCCTCTGGCATGACCTCGGGCCTGCATGACAGTCAGCCCGTCCGCATGGCGCTGACATCAGGGGACTTCGTGTGATGTCAGGCCAGCCATTCCCACCGGCTCCGCTCGACACCTTGGAGACGCGCCTGGTGCGCATCGAGGCCTTGATCGAAGAGCTGAAGGCGTGGGTGGCTGACGCGGACGTTGGTCGCGAGCGGCGCTTGCTGGAGATACGTGAGCAGCTCGATGTGAAATTCGCCGGCATGCTGGATCTGCTCGAGCAGATCAGATCTAACGCGAGGGCACACCAATGAGCGGCGTATTGCCTCCACAGGGGCCGCCACAAGGCCCGCCTGCTGGCCCATCGCCCCTCCCACCGATCCCCGGCCTGGTGCCGCAAGGCATGCGTCCCACAGGCATGCAATTCGGCTCCGAGCAGATGCTCGCGTTCCTGCTGCCGCCGAAGCGCGATGCCAATGCGCCGGTCGACAATGCCGACGACGCACTGCCGATCGGGTTGCGACCATACGCCGCGGGACTACGACCGAGCGTGAAGCCCACGGGCGCAGCGTGGCAGCAGGAGATCGTCTTCGAACGCCTCGGCAAGACCGACAAGGAGATCGAGGAGATCGCCCGGCACTATTTCCGCAGCGCGCAAAATTATGACAACTACCTGAGCCGCGAGCGCATCAAGGCCTCCGAGTATTACGCCGGCAAGACGGAAGAGAACCTGCCGGAAGGACGGTCGAAGCTGGTGATGACCGTCGTCAGGGATACCATCCGCCAGACGCTGCCATCGTTGCTGCGGCTGTTCACCGCGGTGGAAGACCCCTGCAGCTTTGAGCCGATCTCCTCCGAGATCCAGGGCAACGACCAGCTGGCCACGATGTTGAGCAGACAGGCCACGGATTACTGCCGATGGTCATTGTTCACGGCGAACCGTGGTTGGCAGATCATCCATGATTGCCTGCTCGATGCGCTGACCCGCAAGGCCGGCTGGTGTCGCTGGTATTGGGGCAAGAAGACCAACGTCAGGACCGAGGTGTGCGAGGGGCTGCTGTTGCCCCAGCTGCAGATGCTGTTGTCCGAGCCGGGGATCGAAGCGCAGCGCATTGTCCGCCGTCCGATGCTGCAATCCGAGCAGCAGGCGATGATGAAGACGCAGGACGGACAGATGTATCTGTCGCAGGGCGCGCCCGCGGAGTATTGGTCCGCCACGATCACGCGCAACGCCGCGCAGTCCTGGCCGATCGTGGAGCACGTCCCGGCGGATTGCGTTTGGATCGTTGCCGACGCCAACACTGTGGAGACCGCGCGCGGGCTGTTCCATGTCAGACATGTGTCGGCCTCCGATTTGATCGAGCTGGGCCTGCCCGAGGACGCTGTGCTGGCGGCGGGCAACAGCGATCTCTCGACGCGGTCCCGCACCGAGGCAATCGCCCGCAATGCCGCGCAAGGTTACAACCTCAGACCACCGCCGCCGGGCGATCGGTCGCTCGCCGCGGTGCGCTATGCCGAGGGCTGGATACGCTGCGACACCGATGGCGATCATCGTGCCGAGCTGATCCACGTCCACATGCTCGGCCAGTCCAACAAGCTGGTGCAGTGGGAACGGGTAGACGAGATCCCGTTCAGCTGCTTCGTGCCATATCGCGAGCCCGGCGCATTGATCGGCATGAGCCAGGCCGACATGGTGATGGATCTACAGCGGATTGAGTCGCGGGTCATGCGGGCGGTGCTCGATAGCTTGGGGCAATCGATGTTCCCGCGCACCACGATGGTGGTCGGCCAAGCTAACATGGCCGATGTTCGGCAGACATCGATCGGCGCGATCATCAGGGTCGCGCAGCAAGGCGCTGTGCAGGAATTGACCAAGCCTTTTACGGGCAAGGAGGCCTTGCCCGTCATGGAAGTGCTCGAGGCGATACGGGAGAGTAGGACTGGGATCACGAAAGCGTCCGCGGGACTGACGGTCGATGAGCTGCAGAGCACAACACCGATCGCGGTGAGCCAGCAGACCAGTGCGGCGCAGGACAGGCTCGACATGGTGGCAAGAACCTTGGCGGAGACCGGC